TGTCATGGGACTCCTACAATCCAGCTTATGACTGCCGCCTCTATCAAGAACCATTGTCAGTATGCTGAGAACGACTACTCTCTACAATCTCCTGCCCGTTGTTCCCCNTGCCACAAAAATCCATATGACTACTGGGGATGCCCGACAAAGAATAATTATCCTTTATGTGTATTTTTTGACACTGATAAGATATTAGCTCAAGTTGAAAGGATATATGAAGCAAGACTACATTCCATGTCGTGAGCTTCAGCATTTAAGTATCAGAAAGAAACAAGCCTGTCCTCTTTGTGGACAACTTCAGACTATTATGATGAGGGGAAAAACTCATGATATAGAAACTGATGAGCTTGGAGTAGTAGGAGATAGGGGTTATTCATTTTGTAACTGCCGCAATATCTTTTTTACTGACTGGAAGAATATAGACTTAGGACATTATGACGACACATATATAGACTTTGTTAAGGGCGGGGAACAAGAAAGACATACTAGAGTATTAGAGGTTGAGAAACAGTGGGAAATAGTCCAGAGATTTATGCCAAACTCGAAAAGTCTTCTTAATATTGGGGATTATGAAGATACGTTCCTAGACTATCTTCATAAGCAAGATTGGAATAACATGAGCCTTACAACCATTGATATTATTCCTAGAGAGTCTAGATATCGGCTTCTTACAGGAAACTTTGAAGATTATCAGTTTAATGAGAAGTTTGATATTGTGTGGATGTCTCATTTTATGGAACATACAAAGAGTCCAAAAGAAGCTCTGCTTAAAGCTAAGTCTCTCCTTAATCCAGGCGGGATTATCTTCAACGCAATGCCAGATACCCACCATATTAACTGGAACACTCCACTTGATTGGCATTGGCTTGTACAAGAACATCACACTCTATGGAATATGTATGACTGGATTGACTTTGCCAAAGAAGAGTGTGGCCTTAAGTGTATTTATGGAAACATCAGTACAGACGTAATTAGTTTAACTGGAGGCGGAACTATCAATTATTGGATAGAAGAAGCGAGGACGATATTCAAACTGCAATAGTAATACTTCATTACATTAAAGAGGATTTAACTAAGGCTTGTATACAGTCTATTAAGGAGAACACTCTTGTAGGCTCATACCAAATTTATGTTGTGGATAACAACTCACCTGTTCCATTTATTCTCGAAGAACCTTTTGTGACAGTTATTCGTAATAGTTCACGTTACTCAACCTCTGGTATGAACTTTGGCTTCTATCACGCTCTCTATGAATCTACTTGGAAGCATCAATATGTAGTCAACATTGATAATGATGTTCTTTGTCATAAAGGCTGGCTAGAACCTCTTGTTAATGAGATGGAGTCTCATCCTAATACTGGTATTTGTGGTGGGAAACAGTGGAATAAATATGGTACAGAGTATAACTCTGTTGGCTCAGACCTCATAGGTTATATCTACAATAGCTGGCCAATAGAGAGAACAGAGGTAAATTGGATTCAAGGAAGTTTCACAATGTATCGAGCTGATATGATGAAACAAATCGGCCTTCATGATACTCGATATCAGGATTATTGTTCCGACTCTGACTACTGTATTCATGCTTTAGACAGGGGATGGGATGTTGTCTTTGTACCAGAGAGTAATGTTACTCATTTAGGCGGAGTTTCATATAAAGAGTTTCTTATAGATAGAGCAGATGACTTAGGAGCACTTAAGGCTAAGTGGTTTGGGACTAAGTTCAACTCTTTAGCTAATGTTCTTCCTATTAATAGTAACGGCAGAATTTACGGACAGGTAACTTATAAGGAAACAAGGCGATGAAAAAGTGTTTAATCTGTAATAGTGAGATATTACCATTCATGTCTCTTGGTAGGCAACCTATCTCCAATAGATTTCTTATGCCTGAGGACTTTTCTAACGAATACTTCTTTAACCTAGATGTAGCTTTTTGTTCTAATTGTTTTATGGTGCAACTTACTGAGCAACCAGACCGCTCTAAGATGTTTCATGAGAATTACGCCTTTTTTTCCTCATCTTCTAAACACATGGCTATGCACTTTAAGAAGTTTGCATCTGATGTAATGGAGAAGTATAAGCCAAATTATGTAGTAGAAATAGGGTCAAATGATGGGATTATGCTTAAGCACTTTACTTGTAAACGACTTGGAATTGAACCATCAGAAAATGTAGCAAAGATTGCAAAAAAAAATGGAATAAATACATGGTGCGACTTTTTTGATGATTCCNTAGTCGATAAATTCCAAGCAGAAGGAAAGCCGGATATTATTCTTATGGCTAATGTAATGGCTCATATTCCTTATATTCATTCAGTAATAAATGGGATTAAGAAGTGGCTAAATCCTGATGGCGTTCTAATATTTGAAGACCCTTACATGGGAGATATTCTAGAGAAGATTTCCTATGACCAAATTTATGATGAACATGCTTTTTATTTCTCACTTAGTTCTTTAAATCGCTTGTTTAGTATGCATGATATGGAAGTAATAGACGTTGAGCACCAAGATACTCACGGTGGCTCTATGAGATATACCGTTGCCAATTCTGGCATATACCAAGTCAGACAAAGGGTGAAGGATTTATTGATAAACGAAGGTCTAAACAATATTGATAAGAAGGAAACTTATGATAAATTTGCAAAGTCTGTGGAGCTTTCAAAGATAAATCTTGTAAGTCTTCTAAAAACTATCAAAAAAGAAGGTAGAAATATTATAGGTTATGCCGCTACTGCTAAGAGTGCTACTATCACTAATTTTTGTGGAATTGGCCCAGAACTAATCGACTATATCTGTGATACTACACCTATAAAACAGGATAAGTTTAGTCCAGGAGCACATATACCTGTAAAGGCTTATCAAAAATTTCTAGATACTCCACCTACTCATGCGCTCCTATTTGCTTGGAACCATACTAAAGAAATCATGGATAAAGAAAAATACTACAGAGGTAAGTGGATAGTATATGTACCTGAAGTCAAGATATTATGATTCCTATTTCTAATCCTAGAGCGTCATACATAGAACACAAAGAAGAAATAGATAAGGCTGTTCTTAAAGTTCTCTCTAGTGGCTCTTACATCCTTAGAGAAGAGGTTAATAAATTTGAAGATAGATTTGCTAAGTACATTGGTGTCAAACACTGTATTGGAGTAGCAAGTGGTACAGATGCTCTATTCCTATCTATGAAAGCTTTAGGCATAGGAAAAGGTGACGAGGTTATCACTGTCTCACATACAGCAGTCGCCACAGTTTCTGCTATAGTTTCTGCTGGTGCTAATCCAGTCTTAATAGACATTAAAGATAACTTTACAATGAATCCAGAGAAGATTCACAAAGCTATCACAAAGCGTACAAAGGCAATTATCCCAGTCCATCTCTATGGAAAACCTTGTGATATGAATGCAATCATGGCCTATAATATTCCAGTGATTGAGGACTGCGCCCAGGCCGCAGGTGCTATTTATCATGGAAAGCATGTTGGTTCAATTGGTAAGATTGGTTGCTTTAGCTTCTATCCAACTAAGAATCTTGGTTGTTTTGGGGATGGAGGAGCAATTACTACTAATGATAAGAAGCTCGACAAGAATCTAAGGCTCCTTCGTGAATATGGCTGGAAAAAACGTTATATCAGCTCTATTCATGGTTATAACTCTCGTCTTGATGAGATTCAGGCGGCAGTGCTGAACGTAAAGCTTAAGTACATTGACCAAGACAATGAAAGACGTAGAGAAGTGGCAAAGATTTATGGTAATGGTAATTATGATGAAAATTCTGTTTATCACCTATATGTTGTAAGACGTAAGAATAGAGGTAAAGAGGGGCCAGTTCACTATCCTGTTCCTATTCACTTGCAACCAGCGTATAAGGATGTGATTGTCTCAGGCTGTATGCGTGAAACAGAGAAAGCGTCTAAGGAGGTTCTTTCGCTTCCAATGTACCCACAACTATGTTAGACGAAGTAAAGATGTACGAAATTAAGAATATTGAAGAAGAAAATGGAAACATTGCATTTCTTGAGCTTCCATTCTTTGCAATTAGGATTTTCTATGTTTATGGGGTTCGTGTTGGAAATATTAGAGGATATCACTCTCATAAAGAATGTGAGCAATTCCTTATATGTCAATCTGGGAAAGTGAACATTACTTGTGATGATGGAAAGAATAGGCAGGTGTACACACTAGATTCATCTTTTAAAGGTCTTTACATTCCACCAATGATTTGGTCAGAACAATTCTATCATTCTAACGATACAATATTAGTGGGTTTAGCTAGCCATCCGTTTGATGAGGAGGATTATATTAGGGACTATTCTAAGTTTAAGGAGGAACTATTAAAATCCTAATGACTGGTGGTTCAGGGATATTGGGACAAGAGATACTAAAGCTTGACAAATCCATAGATGCGCCCCCTCGTAAAACACTTGATATCACCAATCTTGAGATAGTTGAAAGAGAGATTTATTACTCTCATCCTGATGTTATTCTTCACCTGGCCGCTGATACCGACTGCCTTCTTCATAATAGTCAGCCGGAGAGAGGTATTAGCTCAAATATCATAGGTACGGCGAATTTAGCCTTAATCTGCCTGCAATCCAACATTAGACTTGTCTATGTATCTACTGATTATGTTTATCAAGGTTCTGGTCCACACAAAGAAGATGAGCCAGTACGCCCTCCATATAACTTCGGATGGTCAAAACTAGGGGGCGAGTGTTCAGTCATCATGTGTCCTAACTCGCTCATTCTTCGTCTTAGCTTTGGCCCTCGTCCATTTCCTTGGGAAAAGGTGTATGAAGGACAGGTCAACTCTAAGTTATATGTGGACGAGATGGCAAAGCTAGTGCTTAAATCTACCATAAGCAAAGCTACTGGTGTTATGAATCTTGGAGGGTCTAGAACAACTCTTGAGGAATATGCTCGTAGAACTAAACCTGACATAGAGACTATTCTTTGCCCTTCCTGGGTTCCAAAAGACACAAGTCTTGATCTAACAAGAATGAGTAAGCTTTGATAGTCGTTACTGGTAGTCTAGGACATATCGGTTCACGCCTAATTCGCGAGATTGATGAAGAGGTGGTGATAATTGATAACTTATGTACACAAGCGTATTATTCTCTTTTTAATCTCTCACGCTGTAAGTTCATCCAAGAAGATATAATGAGTGCAGACTTATACTCTTTATTCAATGGAGCTGATGCAGTAATACATCTGGCCGCAATCGTTGACCCTGAGAATAGTTACTATCAAAGAGAATTAGTTGAGAGAGTAAATGTAGAAGGCACAAGAAAGGTTGCTNANGCTTGTATAGAATCCAATTGTCCTATGGTTTTTGCATCTACAACAAGCGTTTATGGTGTACAGGCAGAAGAGGTGGACGAGAAATGTATTAATCTAAAGCCTCAAAGTCCTTATGCTGAGTCTAAAATAAAGTCTGAGTGGATATTAGATAGATTAGGAAATGAAGGTTTGAGATATATCGTTCTTCGCATGGGGACGATATTTGGCATTTCTCCAGGCATGCGTTTCCATACCGCTGTAAATAAGTTCTGTTTCCAAGCGGCGATTGGANAGCCTATTACTGTCTGGAGAACAGCTATGAATCAGAATCGTCCATATCTTGATATTACTGACATGATAAGGGCTGTTAGATTAATTCTAGATGATAATGTTTATAACAACCAAACTTATAACCTAGTCACTGTCAATACAACAGTAGGAAAGATTATTGACATCATCAAGGGAAGAATTCCTAACCTCTCAATCAACTTTGTTGACAATCAAATTATGAGCCAGCTTTCCTATACCGTATCTAATGAGAAGTTTAGAAAATTAGGGTTTCTATTTAAAGGAGATTTAAGTAAAGGGATTAATGAGACATTGGATTTACTGACATGAGAATTTCCGTTGTTATCCCTATGTATGGGAAGGAAGAATACACAAGGAAGTGTATAGATAAGGTTATTGAGAACTCTGGATACAATTATATGACAGTTCCAATAGAACAATTTTACGGTAGACCAGAAATTGATATTTATGTTGTGGATGATGGTTCTCCAGAACCTTTTAAGACAGATGGAAATTACAAGTGGTGCAGTATCAGACATGATAAAAACATGGGTTTTACTGCGGCTACAAATACTGGGATATTAAGGGCATTGGATATTCAGTGTTACAATGCTCCAAAATATATACTTTGTCTTAACAATGATACTGAGCCTGAGCCGAATTTCCTAAAAGAGCTTGTAGATGTTATGGAGGCTGACACAACCATCGGTATTGCTGGCTCTGTACGCCGTCATCCTCTAAAAGAGGGTGAACCTATCGAACTCTGTGGGTCTGACCTTATTCGTGGATACCAATACTTTACAGAGGAAGCAAAGTTACCAGAAGACCCAATTCCATGTAACTGGTTTCCTATCTGTTCAGGGCTTCTTCGGGTGGATATGATAAGAGAGATTGGGCTATTAGATAAGAGAATGAGAAATCATTGTTCTGATACCGACTACTGCTTTAGGGCTAAGTTTGCTGGATGGAAGGTTATGTTAGTCCCTAAATCCATTGTCCTTCATCACCTTTCAGTAACGACATCTGCTAATAATGTCTTGGTAGATGATGACCAGAGAATAATGCTTGAGAAACTTGCTGGGTTAGACCAAGCGAAATTGATGAGTGCTATGCCGCTTGATGGGGAAGCTAAGACATGGGGTAAGTTAGAGTTTTCGGTATACACCAAATGAAAATAATTATCTGGAGGACCGGAGCTTGGGGTGACGGAATTGTAGTCACTCCACTTGTGCGTTACCTACATAACCAAGGTCACCAGATATTCTATGTTGGTGGAGAAAGAGGAGAGGACATATTTAAGAACAATCCCCATATATTTAAAATGCTCCCCCATGATAAAACTGTCAAGAATGAGAACTTAGGTGACCACATGGAATATCTTATGAGGAAAAATCATTGTGATAGGTTGATTGACTTGAATGAGTCTATTGAGTGTGCTTTATCTCAACACCCACGTAGTCCGAACTATAAGTTACCTAAGAAAGAACGCTTGGCTAGATTTAACCGTAACTTTTATGAATACTGTTTTGAACATGCAGGCGAACCTAATGGGTATAAAGGTGATCTTGGTGAACCCATGACTTATGACTTACGTCCAGAATTGTTCTTTGACCAATCAGAGTTAGATGAAGCTCGTAAGCACCTTAAACCTGATTGTTTCAATGTCCTTATCGGCCTTGCTGGTTCTGGAACCAATAAATGTTGGCCTTGGACAATGGACTTCTGCAACTTGGTTCAAAAGGAACACAAAGATGTCCATTTTATCACAGTGGGAGATGTGAAGTGTCAACTCCTTGAGGATGCAATAGATGATATAAACGTGACCAAGCTTTCTGGAAATATACCTATGAGACAATCAATGGCTCTTACCTCAATGGTTGATTTGGTTATTAGTCCAGATACAGGACTTCTTCATGCCTCTGGTTGTTATGATACTCCAAAAATAGGGTTACTTGGCCATAACACTATTGAGTGTATATCTAAGCATTTTAGTAATGATTACAGTATTGAATCTGATAATGGACTTGCTCCATGTTCACCATGTCTTTATATGATTTATGATATGAAACAGCAGTGTCCTCTTAATCCAGAAACAAACTCAAGTATATGTATGGCAGATGGTATAAACATACAAAGGGTCTATAATAAATTCTTAGAAGTATACAATGCTAGACTTTAAAAAGAAAGTAGACCCAATTGTTAACGACGAGCTTAGGGTAACAAATTGTCCTGTTTGCAACTCTTATGTCTGTCATGCATATTACATGGTGGATAAGTCTACAAACAAGAAGTCTCGTTGGTTTTCATGCTCATGTGGAGCAATATTCAACTCTCAAAAGCCTACCAAAGTTTATGATTCTAAATACTGGTTAGAACATTCAAAGCACGATGAGAAACAAAAAGACTCATATCAATATCTAGTCAATATTTACTCTCCTATCATTGAAGAACTAATCTATGGTCGTAGAGTCTTAATCATAGGTCGCCCTAATACATACCAAGAAGAAGCATTTATTAATCGCGGCTGGGTTCCAACTGTCATTGATAAGAACACCTGTTTTGAGACTAAAGGTAATGTAATAGCATCTGACTTTGAAACTTATCAATTTCCTGAAAGATGGAATTATGACAAGGATGGAAATAAGACTACTAAGATTCCAAACTTCAACCTTATTTGGATAGCAGATACTTTAGAGTGTTTATCCAATCCTATCGGCTCATTAGAATTATGTAAAAACTTACTTGCAGAAGATGGAGTTATCTTTATATCTACTCCAGACACTGATTTTATAAATACTCGCTCCAACTCCTGTTTTATCCATTGGAAGAGCGATGAGCATTATATTATGTGGAATAAGAGAGCTATCACTAAGTATATGGAATCCATAGGATTCAATATAATCATGTGTAGGTCAAACTATGAACATCGTTTTAATTCTTGGGACAATATTCACGGGATTTGGCAAAGGCGATTCTTCTAAGCTTGCACCATATGATAGACTATAAGTAGTAAGGATTACCTTCTTCCTGGGGTCTCAGGATGGCTACCAATTCTAGCAAAATAAACTTTAGGAAGACTGTGAGTTGCCTACTAAGCAAAAACAGGAGAACTAAAATTGGCTCAAAAAACTGTAACAATCGACACAAATGAATGGAAATACCCTGGTATTAATGGGGTCACACACATTGTAACAAATGCCCAAACCTTTACATTCACACTTACAGACGGTGGAGAATCTTCTGTGACTTATGTGATTGATGGAGCACAATCTGTAACAACTACTGATGGTCGTAGGATTGTATTCTTAGCTGATTCTGATAATGCTACGAATGGAACAGGAAATGGGAATACGGCTAGAACTTGGGGGCCAACCGCTGATACTCAAGATAATGTGACTGTATATTTATTAAGAGGAAGAATGGTTACTAGAGACCCAGAATCTCATGTTCCTCAATACTGGGTAGCAGATAAAATTCTTGTTGATGATGTGGATACGCCCACAGCTATTACGGCTACATGGCGTGACCAATATGGCAATACTTTTACCTGGACAACTGTAACAATTTCATAAGGAGAGTGTATGGCAGAACCTGTTCAGATTACTAATTCAGAGGGAGAGCTTATATTTGGGAACTCATCTAATATGGTTGAGGGTGGTGGTTCTATTACAGTTGCTGTTTCAACTACAGCAATTATAGCGGCAAATGGTCAGAGACGATTTGCAATAATAGTCAATGATTCAAATGAGGATATTTACCTTGGATTAGGCGAGGCGGCTGTTTTAAACAAAGGTATTCGCCTTAATGCTCTTGGTGGTTCATTTACTACAGATGGAACTAACCTATTTACAGGGGCTATTAATGGTATCTGTGTATCTGGAAGCAAGGTAGTAACATTCGTGGAGGCATAAATGGGTGGCGTATCTAATCCTTTTGCACATAATTCACTAGGAAGAGTTGAAACTAAGTCAATCACTTACGTTGCTGGAACAACTGGTGCAATAGCTACTACAGCTTTATTCACTGTAACAGGCACTATAGCCGCTAGGGTATTCGCTGTATGTACAACTGCACTTGAAAGTGGAGGTGTGGCAACAATAGAGGTTGGAGTAACTGGAGCAACAGCCAGTATTATTGCTTTGTCTACTGCTACTGAGATTATAGCAAATGAAATATGGTTAGATGCTACACCAACACTTCTTGTGGATACAATCCCTGACCCTAAAGTTATTCCGAATGGTCTGGACATTAACCAGAAAATAACAGATGCAACAATTACAGCAGGTGTTCTGGTTTATTACTGTATGTGGGAGCCTCTTTCTTCTGGGGCTAATGTAGTAGCTGCTTAGAATGATAAATGATACATACAAGCGTATCCAAGTGCGTTCTATGGCAATGGTGCAAAATACTAGCACCTCTACATCAAACGCCAATGACCTCCTTCCAAAGGTCAAGGATTGGTGTCGCACCCGTTATGACCGTATACTAAGGAGCTTTCCTTGGAATGAGCTTAACCGTAATTATAATCTCAGTGTTACTGCTAGCATTCGTGATTATTCTCTCCGCTATGACGTTGAATCCATCATCAAGATGTGGGACACGACTCATGGGAATGAGATAACGGCATATGACATTCGTGACCATATCAGGTTCAATGCCATAAACCTTGAAGTCTCAGGCAATGTCCAAACAGGCAACCCTGACCAGTATATTGATATTGGTTCTAAGTCATGTTCGGCTTTAATGTCAACTGCAGACCAAATACAGGTATTATCCACATCTGCCTCTGATGTAAGTCCTATGGTTATTAGAGTTACAGGAGAGGTTAGTGGTATGCCAGTTTCAGAGGCTATTACTCTTACAGGAGTTACAGCCGTTGCATCTTCAAATACTTTTGATTCTGGTGCAGAGTTATTTATTACTGCCGGAACATCAGATGGCTCATTACAAGATTTGGCTGGGGTTGTTACTGTTAGGGAGCAGGATACAACCTCTAATACATTGGCAAAACTTTCCCCAAATGAAAGAGCACCCTTCTATAAGTGGATAAGGCTTTCTGTTACTCCGGCAGAAGCTTTGACTGCTCAAGTTTGGTATAAGAAACGCTGGTTTCCTTTAACCAATGATAATGATGCTCCAATCATTCCATGTGGTAATGAGATTATAGAAGGAATTGTTGCCGATGCTCTTTGGGAGGATGGGCAGGAGAGTGCCGCAATCGCTCAAGAGAACAAGTTTATTAAGAGCGTTACTGAACTATGGTACTCTAGCCGTCCTCGTAATCTTATAACTCAGATAATCCCTGATGGTGGAGACTCACAAGCATCAAGTGGTCGTAATCTTTACAATCTTGGAGATTCTTACTAATGCCAGTTCTAACGGCTAATAGGATTAAAGAGAGAACAACAGACCTTTCCGGTGGTCAAAATAGTGGTTCTGAACCATCAACACTTTTGGCTAACCAAGCAGAACTTATTACAAATTCCACAATCTCAGAGAAAGGAAAAGCTAAACAACGTAAAGGACTAGCTCGTGTTGGAGATAATCCTGACACTCTAATTTCACATTGGACATTTGATAATTCTACTGTAGTTGATGACAAAGAAGATAATGATGGCACAGCTAGTGCTATTACATACGTTGCTGGAAAGTTTGGTAAAGCAGCATCTTTTAATGGTACTACCTCGATTATAACAGTTGCCGCAGATACTACAATTGATGTCAATAGTATGGGGGCTTTTCGTATATCAGTATGGGTATATGTTGATTCTGATGGTGAGAATGATGAAGGTCGTATTGTAGATAAGATGGCAGGAACAGATGTAGGATACCGCCTATTCGTTAAGAGTCAATCTGGAAGTACTGTTATTATCGACTTTGAGGTAGGAGACACAGGAGCTAATACTCGGATTGTAACTTCAACCACCATGTCCACTGGCGCATGGCATAAGATTGATGCAATATACAATACTGACCGCTCTGGCGATGTTTATATTGATGGTGCTATTGCCTCCTATACTACTGATACTACAGGTGCTACGGCTACTGGAGATGATTCTGCAAATGCCCTTATTATTGGAAATCGTTTAGCTGAGGATAGATGCTTTGATGGGGAAATAGATGACCTTCGTATCTATGATGGGACATTTACTGCAGATGACCTTGAGCTTAAAACAATCCTTGGAATGACAGTATATGTAGTAGGCTCAACTTATAATAAGCCAATCAGGGCAAAAGATACTTCTATTCAAGAACTTAATTCTAATTTTAAGACTTGGGATAATATNACAGGGTTGACTACTTTAACCGCAGGTCTGACTACAAATTTTGTTCAAGCAAATGACAGAATGTTTATCTTAAATGGTACAGACAATGTGTTTAGTATTGATTCTTCATTGACAGTTACAGATGAGGGTAATACTAATACAGACCCGCCTAGGTCTACAATAGGGGAGTGGGCTACTAATAATAGGCTATTCTTATCTGGTTCTTTAACAGTGGCGGATAGAGACATTGTTTGGTTCTCAGACTCTATAGACCCTCAAACTTTTGCTCGTTCTACTAATCGTTTCTTAGTTCGTTCAGGTCAAGGNGGGAAAATCACATGGCTNAAGATGTTTAAAGAGTTTGAGCTTATCATCTATAAGAATGACTCTATTTTTGTTCTTAACATGGATGGAACAACCCCTCTAACAGATTGGGGCTTAAAGCCGCTTTCTATTTCAGTAGGTTGTCCAGCAGGTCGTACTGTAGCTGACATAGGCAATGACCACATATTTCTAGCTAATGATGGAGTGCGCCTTTTATCTCGTACCACATTCGATAAGCTTAAGGTTGGAGTAATCTCTGACCCTATCCAAGACATCATTGATGATATAAACCAAGATGCAATCCAGAACTCAGTAGGATGGTTTGAAGATGGATTATACATATTAGGTGTTCCTGTAGGTACATCATCAACTCCTAATCGTTTTATGATATGGGACAGTGTAGCCGCAGGAAGAAATCAAGACCCTAATACTGGATGGACTACGATTCCTGTTGATACATGGAACTTATCTTGTATGACATCATTTGGATTCGGAGATAATATTAAGACTATTATAGGTGGAGAGGCAAGGGCATTACTTCTCTCATACAAAGTCTTATCAGGAAACCATGATAATGGGTCAGCAATCATACAAACTATTGTTACAAGGGAACATGATTTTAAAGACCCGTTTGTAGAAAAAATTATCGACCCTATACAGGCAGTATCACAACCAAGTACAAATGGTATATATGCAGTATCTATTGACCCAGATAGGAGCGGATTTCAGTCTATAGGGCAGATGATTATAAGTGGCTCTGCTTTAGAGACGCCATTTACGACTCCACAAACTACAGTCTCTTTTAATGAAGACTCCATAAACAATTTTAGAACAAAGTTCATGGGAAGATGTAACTCGGCTCGTCTTAAGTTTGTAAACTCAGTATATAACACAAATCCTATATTTATGGAGTACACAATTCATGCAAAAGGTTATGAAGGACGTATTTAAATGGGACTTGTAACACTTCCAGCGTTTGGTTCAGACCCTGCATCAGTAACAGGGCCTCTACTTGATGGAAAAGTTGACCCTTTAGCTACAGAGTTCAATGGTTCTATTGAGAATGTGAATATCAAGGCTGGAGCGGCGATTGCTTACTCTAAGCTTAATCTAGCTACAAGTATTGTTAACGCTGACATCTCGACTTCTGCCGCTATCGTTGCTTCTAAGTTAGACCTCGGTACAATTGCTCAAGACATTAATGAAGCTAAAGGTGCTGATGTTGCATCTGCCACTACAACTACAATTTGGGTTACAGATGGCAATATAATCCATGTTACTGGCACAACAACTATAACCAGCTTTGGTACAGCAGGACAGGCTGGTGCTGAGCGCACAGTTGTATTTGACGGGGCTTTGATACTTACTCATAACGCCACCTCACTCATTCTTCCTACCGGAGCTAATATTACTACTGCCGCAGGTGATGTTGCGGTGGTTCGAGCAGAGACTACAGCTAATGCTCGTGTGNTCGTATTCATGCGTAAAGATGGTCGTGCGCTTGTAGCTCCTACAGCCGCACAAGCCNCCGCTGGTTCAGTTGTTCAGGTAGTAAATACACTTGTTGTTACTTCTACCACTGGAACTACTGTTGTTCCATATGATGATACTATTCCTCAAAGTAGTGAGGGAGATGAGTATATGACACTTGCTATCACTCCCAATGCCACAGCAAATAAGCTGATGATTGAAGTTGTATTTAATGGAGCCAATTCTGCCGCAGGAGATGGATTTACAGTGGCATTACTTCAAGACTCAACTGCTGATGCTTTAAATGCTCAATCTGAATATATAGAGGCCAATGAGCTTCATCAATTCTCGTTTATTCACTATATGGCNGCGGGGACAACCTCAGCTACTACATTCAAAGTTAGAGCTGGAGGTGGTTCTGCTGGAACAACAACCTTTAATGGAGCTTCAGGTGCTCGTAAGTTAGGTGGTATTTTGGCATCTTCAATTACAATCACGGAGATAAAAGTTTGAAGCTAAACAGAGAAGAGATGATTATAGCATTACTATTGACACTGATAGCGTCAAGTTTTCCTCTTTGCTTAGTAGCTGCTCCTGTTTGTGCCTTCCTTTGGGCGTTATCAGGCTCAGAACATGAGGTTAATTCAAAGTTATTCAGGAGACTAGGCGTACCTCTAATCTGGTCTGCATCATACTTAGATATTAGGATGTTTTTGATAGTTCCAATAGCCTTTGGATTCCTTTCACTAGGCTATGGAATTCCATCATTACTAGATAATGGTTCATTATTAGGTAGGTTTTTCTGGAGGCTAACCAGTGGAAACGAATTATGGTCTAATATCCTTACTCGCGGAGTAATTTATTGTGGGGCAGTTANACCTTATCTAGTGTTAAGAATCATATGATAACTACNTCTAAGGACAGTGAGGATAGGGTCATAGCATATATCGAGTCAAGAGTTGTTGGACAATCAGGAATAGATAAGCTCGGTGGTGAATATCTTTATATAGCTGACCTTTGGATACATGATGATTACAAGAATGATTGGTCAGTTTATCGAGAACTTATGAATGAGACTCTTAGAAAAGCTATATCAGCAAACTACATTTACTTCCAACGCAAAAAGTATTATGGGAGGCAGTCTAAGAATTATAATAGAGAGAGTATCATGAGATTACTAGAGAAAGGTATGGTTACAATCTAATGGGTGGTTCTGAACAAGAACAGCCATCACCTCCTCCTGCGCCATCAGCGAGTGAAACATCAGCCCAAGCTATCCAGGCTCAGATTGATGCGTTACCTCGGATACTTGCTTCTCAACAGCAATATGGGCCTCAATTCTCACAGCTTAACCTTGAGCAGTTACAGAAGTATGGGCCAGAGTTTGCGCAGGCGGCACTAGACCTTCAGCGAAAGTTTGGTCCAGAGTTTGCGGCAGTCGAGCGTGATTTGTCCCCAGAACTTGCAGGAGCGCAATCTACATTAGCTAGTTATTTAAGTGGAAGTGATGAGCAGGAATATAATGCCCTAAGACCTGGACTACTTGAGGATGTGAGGTCTGCTCAGTCCCTAAGAGGACTTGGAGCAATATCCCCTCTTGGCTCAATAGATGAGAGTGTTCAGCTTCAAAGATTAAAACAGAGTCTTAAAGACCGTAGGTTGAATGTGGCTCTCTCGACAGCCGGAAGGGTTCCTATTGGTGGTATGCCTAGTGTTCAAGGTCAGACAGGGACAGGTAATCTTGTCCAGAATGTAGACCCGAATAGTATTTTTGGATATCAGCAAGGACTCAATAACTTCAACGCCAGTATCTTTAGCTCGAACGCTGGGATGTATAACTCAAATCAAGCCAATAGTTCAAGTCCTTGGGGTAGTATTCTTGGTGGATTAGCTGGTTCGGCAACTGGTGGATTCGGAGCAAGCGTTGGAAGTAAAATTGGTGGGAGTCTATTCTCATGAGTTTCGGTAAATCATTTGATGAAGCATTTAAGCCAGCTATGGCCTCTTCTCAAGNTGGGACGTTTGATGCGTTGAAGGAGAAGATTAAGCAAGATACTGAGAAAGCTAAAGAAGCCAATAAAGTAGCTAATAATCTCTCAATAGTTGCTGAGGTTGCAAAATCAGCAGACCCAGAAACCCAACAACTAATCGCAAAACTTATTGGCGATGACACAAAATCTTGGGATTCAGAATCTTCAGACTCTTTGGTTAAGCTTGCAATAGCAAACTCTAAAGATAAGAAAGATTTTGAGCAGACAATGCAAACTGAAAGATATAAGGCTCAAGTTTCTTTTATTCCTGAAGTAACCAAAGAAATGGTAGCTAGTGGTAAATATTCTCCAGAACAAACACAAGATTTTGCTGCTCTAGCCTCAAGAATAGCTCAGAGTCGGGCATCTGGAACTACACCTTCTACTCAACCTAAACCTAATGGAGGATTGACAGATGCAGAATCAATATTTGGGTCAACTCTTCCACCTAAACTTAGTGCAGAACAGGAAAAAGTAAAGGGAGAGGCATCTACAGCTCTTGATAATTTTGAAGGATTAATGGGTATGTTTAAAGGTTCTCCACAAGGAGTTATATCTGGTAATGTTGCAGAGGCCATTGGAAATTTTACTGGTGGAGCATTAAATACCAAAGGGGCAGTGTATAAAGATTTTGCTCCAATGGTTTCTGGTCAGATTTATATTGGTATGACTGGTGATTCAAGGTTATCTGAAGCAGATGCAGAAGCCAGAGCAAAACCACTTCTTCCAAGACAGGGAGATTCAACTAAGAAAAACAAGTTGAAAGAAGATTTTATGCGAGCAACTTTAGAAGAGCGTAATAGACGATACGCTTCTGGAGATTTTAATCCAATAAGCCAAAAAGAAATAATGAAGAATTTCAATGACTACATTTCAAGCGGTGGTAAGAAAGGTGGATGGAATAAAAAAACTGTTAAAGTTAGGAATAATGAAACTGGTGAAGTTGAAGAAATGACATTTGAGGAAGCTAAGAAGCTAGGAGCCACTTAATGGCTGGTAAATATTCTATTGTATCTGATGCTCCTATATCTTCTACTTCTAAAGGAGCATCTCCAAAGTATTCAATAATTTCTGACAAATCTCAGGAACAAAAAAAACAGTCTTTGATGGAATCCCGTAGTTTTGTTTCACCAAAAGGCCCAATGGAGACTATCCAAAATGTAAGCCAGTATCTCCAAAGAGAAGAGGCCATAGTCGCCAACCCCATGCTTAAAGCTATGAGGAAAATGAATCCTGCTTTTGGTAGAGAGGAGCAAACTTTATCTGTTAAAGAAGCTATTATAGCAGGAGCCAAAGGAGAGACTCTTAGTCCTTTTGCGCCAGAAAGACAGGTTGAGCTAGGTGATGTGTTTCGTGAAATGGGTGCTCCAGAGTCAGTTGCGGCTATTGGTGGATCAGTTGCAACTGAAGCATTACCTTCTTCTTTAGCTATGACAGCAGCGGGTGGCTTTATAGGTAGATTTTTTGTTAAGAAAGGTTCTCAAATGGCTGTTAAAGCATTAACCCCTATTGCTGCAAAAAAAATAGGTTCATCACTAGCTCATGTAAATGATTTTAGAAATATATTTAGAACTATTGAACAAAAAACTGGTAAGGGTATGCAACAAGTAGCTGAAGTTCTAGAATCTACTACAAATATTGATTCAAGAGAAATATTATATGCATTTAATAATCCTCAAATTCTTACTAAGAAAATGGCGCAGCCAGAAATTATGGGAGATTTAGTTAAAGACTTTGCTTCTAAAACTAAGACAGCCATAGCTAAGAACCCAGATGCTTTTATGGTCAATGATAGTATTCCATTAGAATTAGCTAAGACTATCTCTGATGACTTTAATAGTGTTATTCAAACTGCTGGAAAAGATGTTGGTAAACAGAAAGATATTGTTAACCAAGTTCTAAAAGCTGAAAAAGAATTAACCGGAATGACAAGAGGGGTTGCCCCTAAAGTTATAGATGGTATATCTGATGGATTTTTAAAGAGTAGGAATTTCTTAGATGAAGCTGGAAATGTTAAACCAGCTTTTAAAGACTCTCCAGTTGTTATGTTCTTTAATGAGATTAAATCAAAGATCAATGATACTACAAATATAAATCCTGAAATCTCTAAGATACTTGGTCCAAATGGAATGCCAATTGTTCTTAAAAAGGGTAGTATTAAGCCCCTTGAATTTCAAGACTTAATGGATTTTAAGAAGGTTATTCAAGATGTGGCTTATAAGACCGGAGTAATAGATGGTGGTGGTGTTATGAAGCCATTACCTGATGTTCAGGCCGCAGCACAATTTCTTAATGGAAATGTGAATGCAATAGTCAAACAAACTTATCAAGACTTTCCTGAGCTTGTTAAATCATTTGAAAAGTTCTCATCTTTGGCAGACGTAAGAGCAGATGTCGCAAAGACTCTTGGAACCCCAGAAAAATTGGCTGGATTACTGAGAAGAGTAGATTCTAAGAATCCAGAACAGCTTACAACTCTTTATGAACTTATAGGCTCAATTCCAAATGGAAAAAAATATCTTAAATCAGTTGATACTTTTATTGGGATGAAAGAATCTAGTCTAGCTAATAGACTTCCAATTACAGGAAGTCCTATTGATGTTGAATCTGGACTAATGAATCTTCTTAACAAAAAACCAGGCTCATGGACTGTTGATGAAGCAAATGCTATTGAAAATCTTGCCAAAGAGGTTGGGTTTAACCTTGATGATGTGGTGGCTCACAAAGTTGCAAAGAGTTTTTCTCAGAAATCTAACTTCTTCAGGGCATTAGCTTCTGGTTCAATTATAACTGGTGCTGTAGCTGGCGGACTACATAGTGGTGTTCCTGGAGCGTTTGTAGGAGCAGCTGCTGGATTTGCAGCTACAGACCCAAGAATGGTTGGTGGAGCTATTAGAATGGCCAGTACTCCATTTGGAAAAGGAGTAGCTAGTGTTGGAAAAGGGGCTTATGCTACAGCAAAAGGTGCAGGAGTTATAGCTAGAGAATCTTCCACACCAATAGCCCGACGAATAATGCAGGAGCAAGATACAAGGCAACTCGAATGAGGTATATAACTACCATAACCATCAATTTTACCACTAATCAGGAGCCTAGTCAATGAGGTCAGTCTCTGGCTACCACTTCTACCAAGTCGAAGCAACTGATAACCCACTCTCTATATTACACGATAGCCAAGCAGAATGTGCCTTTATTACTGTATCAGGTGGATATATCCGATATCGCTATGATTCTGGTGAACCTACAACGCTAGAAGGTCATATAGCACAAGATGGATTAGGTATTAAGTTAGATAATATAAGTCAAATAGATAAGTTTAGATTTATCAATGCTTCTGATAGGCCAACATTCTTAGCTATCACACTGGAGAAGTCTTAATGGAGATAATCGGCAAGTTAGAACCTAATCAGGGTCGAATAGTTGAGCTTCCATTTAAGGTTGATAAGCCTGTCTATGTAAACTATGAGGTAAAGATACCAGTTTTTGTAGATAAGCAGATAGAGGTGCCAGTTGGTATTGATAAGGTCATAGAGGATATTACAGATAAAATATATCTTAAGGTCAGGGACAAGATTTTAGATTTTGTTAACTCAGAAATGTCGAGCGTCATATCTAATAGGATTAAAGAGATTGAAGTTCCTAAGATTATTGAAATTGAAAAAGTCAATATAGTATATAAAGATGTCAGTGTAGATAGGGCTGTAATTACAGATGTTCTTGTAACCAATGCTATCATCACTAATCAACAAGTAACCAACGCCATAGTGAATGATGTGCCTGTTGCAAACGCCGTAGTCTATGATATCAATGTTACCAACGCTATCATCAAAGATGTTCCAGTTAATAACTTTGTCTTAACTCCGAGGTCAGAATGAGCACTAGGGTAACTTTGGTCAATGGAACTGGTACGGAACTTGGGACAGCTGTAGACCCACTTAATGTCGAGGGAACACTTACAACAACTATTTCCACCATAGATACAGTTACTAATCTTGTTCAACAAGGTGGCATAGCAATATCCTTAAATACTGGTGTTCGTGACACCGGAACTCAACGTGTAACAATAGCGACTGATGATGTAGTTCCTGTTACGTTTACTGGTTCCACAGACGTAGCTACTCAAACTACTTTAGCTTCTGCATTAACCTCTCTTCAAACTTTAGATAACGCCATATCTGGAGCAGGGTTCAATATTACACAAATTGGAGGAGCCGCGGCACCTATTGGAGCAGGACTTGAAGCTACTGCTGTTAGGGTAACTCTACCGACTGATGGTACTGGGGTAGTAAAGTTAGGAGCTGGGACTGCAGAGATTGGAAAACTAGCCGCTGGGTTAGCTAATATCGGGGATGTAGATGTCCTCACTATAGCCGCAGGTGATAACAATATTGGTAATGTAGACATAGCGAGTATAGCGGCAGGAGATAATAACATTGGAAATGTGGACATTGTTTCAGGAACAATTACAACCGTATCCACTCTTACTGGCGGCGGCATAGCCCATGACTNTGCTGATTCTGGAAATCCTGTTAAAGTTGGAGCTAAAGCCTTCTCTCCTGACGGCACNACTCCTGGGGCCGTAGCAGAGAATGATAGGTCTGATTTAAAGACAGATTTGAATGGGCGGCTACTTGTAAACATAGTCTCCCCACAAAGAGGGCATAAGCATCTTGATGGAACAACCGCATATACTGATGAAGCTCTTGTAGCTGACCCTGGAGATGGATTTCAAATCATCATAACTCATATAACGTTTTCAAGCGGAGAAGCAGTAGCTATCAACTTCTTCTTAGAAGAAAGTGCTACCAAGATATTTGGTCCAATATATATTGAAGCAGTGGCTGGCCGTGGATATGTAAGCGGTCCAATTCACTTACCTGTAACAGCTTCAACAGCGGTCACATTGACTACTTCTGCGGCAAATGACCAAAGTTTTGACATGGATTATTTTATTCAGGCTGTGTAAATGTCTATAGCTCATGCGGCATTAACTGGTTCAACAAGTGCTACAGATGGGACGAGTTTTACAACAGCTTCAATTACTCCAACAGCTAATGCTCTAGTAATTGCTACCGTTCATGGCCGTAGAGCTTCTGGTGATATGCCATCTCCAACTCTATCAGGTAATGGACTTACTTGGGTTGAAGTAGGAAATGATGATGCCGCAGGAAATCGTCAGACAGCTATTTTTAGAGCACTTGGGGCTTCGCCATCGGCTGGGGCCGTTACAATAAACTATGGAGCTGTCACGGCAACAGAGTGCTCTTGGAGTATTTCGGAATTCACAGGTATTGATACCAGCGGAACCAATGGCTCTGGGGCCGTAGTACAGTTTGTTACTGCAACTGGGAGTAGCACAGAATCAAGTGTTACTTTAGCGGCTCTTGCGTCTACAAGTAATGTAGCTTATGGTGTAGCAGATTGGAACGCAAGTACTAACGCAGTGGAAGGCAGTGGGTTTACAGCTATACACAATGTTAATCAAACAGAAGTTGGAAGGAATCTCTTTACAGAATATAAGCTAAATGAAACGGTTGTTACATCATCACGCGCTGGGACTACTACATGGAAAACAATGGCCATAGAGATTGATGTTGCTCCGGCAGTTGGAACTACATTCCCAGGTTACATAGGTGGAGGATATTTTTAATGAAGCTAACAGCAATCGGCTCAGGATATTTCAAGGTCTACAAAGATGGAGTAGAGGTATCTAAGCACACCTCAGAGCGCGAGGCATTGGAGAGTGCTATTAATCTTGAGATAATCAATCCTTCTTCTAACATCATTTATAAGCACGAATATGAGGTTAAGGTTGAATCTGACCCAGGCCCAATTATAACGCCTATCCCAGTCANGACACCTATCCCGACCCCTATCACAACTCCAAGCCCTTTAGNTAATATATACGCCGCAACATCTTTTTGGAATAAGAAGCTATCAAGCGAGGTTGTCAGCCAAGTATCTTCAAGTTTCGTTTTAGAGCTATTTGAGAATGTCAAGATTGCAGGGGTATCCGTCAACACGACAAATTACAGTCGCCCGATATACACAGTTACAACTGACATCCCAAAGACCAAGGTATTTCTCCCACAGAAATCTGGCTCAAAGAACGATAACATTCTCCAACAGGGCATCCGTATCCCACAGGGAATAGTCGTATCAGGCGGTACTGATGGACATCTATGCATCATAGACTTGGTATCAGGCATCGAGTATGACTTTTGGAAGTTTAGGTTCAACAATAACCGTTGGGAGGCTGCTGATGCTGGCATCATGCCTAACGTCCTGACCTCTGATGGCACAATGGAGAAATACTCTGATGGCTCATGGAATTCTGCTACTGCCACTCATTTGCCTCTTCTTGGTGGAACTATTAGGATTAATCCAAGTGATTATTCCCTCTCCGTCAACCAATGTGTCGCAATCGCAATCAACCGCCCGAAGGCTCATCCTTCATTAGTGTGGCCAGCNAAGACGACTGACGGATGGTATACAGGAGCCAACGCTATTCCAGAGGGCATGAGGTTTCGCTTTCCGTCCTCAATNACTATAGACCCTAACTGGACACCTATCACCAAGATGTTAGTTACAGCCATCCGGGACTATGGAATGGTCGTCATGGATAAGACTGGAGCCGGTGTCTCCTTCTATTGTGAAGACCCAACGCAATATGGAAAGGACGCTTCAATCCTTACACAATATTACGGAGGAAAATCAGGATATAAGATATTCGGGGATAAAAACAATCTAAGCCCAGAATTTCCNTGGGATAAATTACAAACATTGGAATGAGTTATAAAGGCCCAGAAAGAAGAAAAATGACAGAGCTTCAAGAGGTGATGAGTTCGATTGACGATTTGCATGTAAGTATTGCTTTGGTAACGCAAAAACTAGAAAGCTCTCATAAAGCATTCAGGGATTTTGAAGCGGAAACAAAGCGAAGGACTGACAGCGTTTTTACAACAGTTTATGGCAATGGCCAAGTTGGTTTGACCACAAAAATAA